CGTTAAGCCGGCCGCCCTCAGCGGGAAGCAGGCGGACGATTTAACGATCCTGATTGACGGCCTCGAGGTCCCGGCCATGAACGCCCGAATTATCCGGACTATGGACACCGCGGCCGACGCATGGACGACCCGCATAGCCTGGACGCCCGGACAGGACGCGGACCTTGACCGGGTAACGCGGCCTTACGGCTACCCTCCGGCCGCGGCTTATATCGGCGGGGAGCTCCTGGTCAACGGCCTTTTGTATACCGTCGAGCCGGAGCTTACCCGGGAGGGCCGGACAAAAGCCCTGACCGGTTACAGCTTCACGGCGGACGCCGTGGACTCTACCCTCAAGCCGCCCTATGAGCGGAATAATATCACGCTTGAACAGCTGGCCGCGGAACTCCTGCAGCCGGTCGGAATAAAAGCGGTTTTCGAAACGGACACCGGCGGACCGTTTGACCGCGTGACGGCAAACGAAGGGGACAAGATATTCGACCACCTGGCCCGCCTGGCGTCTCAGCGCGGTATTTTGGTCAGCTCCACGCCGGAAGGGGATTTGCTTTTCCTCCGGGCCGCTACCGACGCGGCGCCGGTCGGGACGATCGAGGAGGGGCAACCGCTGGCCGACGGGTACAAGGCAAAATACGACGGCCGGCTCCGCTTCAACTCGTATAAATGCGTTACTGCGGACGCCGGGCTCGTTTGGGGCGATCCGGGCGACATAGCCCCGAAAACTCAGATAGCCCTGGACAACGTGGTCCCCCGGTCCCGTTTCTTGACATTCAAGACCGACGACACGACCGCGGGCAATATCAGGAACGCCGCAGAATGGCGCAGGAGCCGCCAAATAGTCGAGGCCCTGGCGCTATCCTTCCCCGTCTCCGGCTGGTACGCTCCTGACGGCTCCCTGTGGCGAGAAAACACCCGCGTGACCGTGGTAAGCGAAACGCTGGGGGTCCCGCAGGGCTTCACGTTTTTGATTCGAGCCGTCGAGTTTATCCTCGAGAAAGACCGCCGCGAAACAACGCTCAGCCTCATACCGCCGCAAGCCTATACGGGCGAGGCTTTGGGGGACGTATGGAAATAGTCCGGACCGGCCGGGTAACGGGCCGCCAAACCGAAAAGAATAAGGACGGCGTCGATACGGTCCGCCTCCTGCAGGTCGTGGTTACGGACCGCGACGACGTCCAGACCGTCCAGCTCGTCAGCCAGACCGGCGAGGAGTCCAACCCGCCGGACGGCTCCGCGGTCGTCCTGGTCCCCGCCGGGCCGGCGCTTAAACTGGCCGTTGCCATGCTGGACCGCGTGGCGCCGGACCTGGCGGTCGGGGGGAAACGGATTTACAGTACCGCGGCCGACGGTCAAACGGTTATGGCGGAGGTCCGCCTTGATCCGGACGGGAAAATTACGATTCACAACGACAATGCAAGCCAGACGATTGACCCGGACGGGACGATCACCGTAGCCAACCCCGGCGCTACGATAACCATAACCCCGGCGGGGCTTGTGACGATTGACGCGGACGGGGAAACCGTGATAAACAGCTCAAAGACGACGATCAATAACGACGTACAAATTAACGGAAATTTGGACGTATCAGGGACGGCAACCGCTCCGAACGTGGTAGGGACGACCGACGTAACCGCCGGCGGGATTTCCGGTAAAAACCACGTTCACCCGGAGAATGATAACGGCGGACCGACGGGACCCCCGCAATGATCACACAAGGCGACCCGCGTTTAATTCTTACGGCCAGCGGCTCCCGGCTGCAGTTTACCGGCGGCCAGCCGCTCATGGACCGGGGACTAGAAAACCTAGCTTTGATTTCTTTGTTTACAAGCCCCGGCTGGGCTGGTAACCTGCTTGTCAAAAGCGCCATTGGCTCGGATTTTGAAAACGCCTGTAACCAGCCGATTACCCGCCAGGCGCTAAACGATATCCGCAACGCGGCGGAGCGGGCTTTACAGGATCCGGCTTTCGGCCGCGTGACGGCTACGGTCCGCAACCCGACGGGCTACCGGCTGGAAATAAATATCCGGATCGAGCCGCCGGGAGAAAACCCGCAGACGATCCAATTAACCCGAAACGGGGAAAACTGGACATACCAGGCCACGGACCCGGCTTATAGCAAGGCGAGATAATGGCCCTTAAAATTCCGACAACCAAAGAGCTGAGCAGTCAAAATTTATCCAACCTCGAGGGGCAAGTCGGGCAATCCGCCCCCGTGACGGATAAGGCGTTTCTCCGCGTCCTGGCCGCCATGCTGGCCATGGCGCAAACAGGGCTTTATAAATTCGGAGCCGAACGGGCAAAGCAAAACCTGGCCCTGACGGCGACCGGGGCGGACCTTGACCTTATCGGCTCGGAGTTTTCCGTTATTCGCAAAGCCGCGGAGTCCGCAGTCCTGGCGGCCACGATTACCGGGACCGACGGGACGAGCATACCGGCCACCGCGTCATTTATCGGGGACGCTAACGGGGTCCGCTATTACCTGGACGCCTCCGCGACAATCGCCGGAGGATCCGCCGCCCTCAGCATGACGGCGGAGGAGTCCGGAGCGGCCGGCAACCTGCAGCCCGGCGACACGCTGACCATTGTTTCGCCCGTTGCCGGCGCCGCGGCTACCGCTACGGTAACCGCCCTGAGCAATACCGGCGCGGGGGAGGAGACGGACGCAGCCTATAGGCCCCGCGTCCTTTTCGCCATGCGGGCGACGACCGGAGGGAGCAACGCGGTTGATCATAAAATATGGGCGGAGGGCGTGGCGGGAGTATTCCGGGCCTTTCCATACGCCGGCAAGCCCCTTGCCTCTGTCGGGCTCAGCTACCCGGGGGACCGGACGGTCTACGTCGAGGCGGACAGCTCTATTAACCCGGACGGCATACCGCCGGCGGGGCTTCTGGACGACGTCCGGGAGGCTCTTACTACGGATCCGGATACCGGACTCGGACGGCCCGCCCTCGGGCTGATCGATTCAACGCTTTACGTCGAGCCGATTATACGAACCGGGGCAATTGTGGAAATCAAAGCCCTCGAGACGCCCGCCGGCCAGGAGGCGGATATAAAGGCCGACGTCGAGACGGCCCTCGAGTCGTATTTCTCCGGCCTGGTTATGTATATCGAGGGCGTGGACCTGTTGCAGGACCGAAACGACCTTATAACCACCCTGACCGTTGCCGACGTCGTCCAGGACGTCCTGACGGGCCGCGGGGCGTCCGCTCAGCGGGTCCGCTTCCGTCTGACCACGACCCCCTTTGTCAGCTCTTACCGTCTCGAACCTGGGGAGCTGGTAAAACTTTCGAGCGTGTCCTATGTCGCTTAGCATTTCCCGCCAGGTCCTCGAGGCCCTACTCCCGCCCGGGTCCCTTTGGATTCCGGAGGACGGCGCGGGATTCGACCAGCTCCTCGGGGGGCTGGCCCAAAGCGACGAGACGGTCCGCGAATTCCTGGCCAGCCTTGCGCGGCTCCGCAGCCCTGAGCTTACGCCAATTCTGGACGACCTCGAGCGGGAATACGGGATTATTCCCGACGATACGCTTACCGAAGCGATCCGCCGGGCGCGGCTCCTGGCCGTTAAGACAGCGACCAGCGGAAACGGTACGGCGGACTTTATGCAAGCGCAATTGCGGGCCGCCGGGTTTGACGTTTATGTCCATGTGAATAATCCACCGGTAAACCCGGGCCTTTTCCTATTCAACGCCCCCGCGACAATATGCGGAAATGCAACCGCCCTATGCGGGACCTCCGCGGCGTATTGTGGCGGGACGCGGGGCGCTCTGGTCGTAAACGGTCGGACGTACAATCACATTTATTATACCGGAATCATGGCGGGCGGTCTTTTGGCCTCCTGTGGAAACCGTGACGCGATTTGCAGGGATGAGGCGAGTTTCGCGCAAAGAATTATTGATTACGATATTCCCGCGGACCCCGGGTACTGGCCGCTGTTTTTCTTTGTCGGGGGTCCGGCGGTCCGCAATGGCGCCGGGGAGCTTACGGAGATAGCCACGGCGTCCGTACCAATAGGGCGCCAGGACGAGCTTATCCGCTCAATAATAAAATTTAAGCCGGTCCATTCCTGGGGCGGGCTCATTGTCCAATACGTCTAGGAGGTAGGCCCATGGCTGTTAAAATTGCGGACCTTTATTTAAACACGAACCCGGCGGACGCTAATTATCCCGGCGGGTCCTTTAAGAACGCCTCAAGCCCGACGGCAACAGACGGGACACCCTTTGAGGAACAATGGGCAAACGACATGCTGGGCTTTATGCAAGCCCTCATTGCTCTGGCCGGCGTCGTTCCTTCCGGCGTTCCTGATACCGCCGTAAACTCCCAGCATTTGCAGGCCGTCCTTAAAATCATGGGGCGGACCGCGGGCGCTATTCGGGCGGTAGCGGTAACGGGGCCGGTTATAGAGTCGGACCAGATTATCGTTATCGATGCCAGCGGCGGAGACGTGGATTTAACTTTCCTTTCCGCGGCCGCCTCCGGCGCCAAATCGATAAAAGTTTTTCGCAAGCGATCGGACCCGGGGACCTCCGCGGTTAACCTGCTACCCGCAGCCACGGAAACGATAGCCGGCGAGGCGTCGGTCAGTCTGCTACCCGGCGAGGGTTACGAGTTTATACCCGACGGAACAAGCGATTATATCCAATTCTAGGAGGTACACGATTATGATGGCGGCACCTTTCGTCAAATCGGACATTCAGAGCCCCACGATTACCCGCCGCGTGGACACTCTGGCGGATTTGCAAGCCACTGTGGGCGGCGGGGCGATCCAGGCGGTATATATGGAGGGCCGCACGACCGCAGGCGACGGCGGGCAAGGGGCGTTCCGCTGGGATTCTTCCGACAATAGCGCCAATGTCACAGCCGACACGCAAAGCGGAATTTATGTTGCGCCGGATAGCGACCCGACCGGGGCTAGTGGGTGTTGGGTGCGGGTACATGATGAGACGATTAATGTATTGTGGTTTGGTGCCGATTCGACCGGCGCCGCAGACATCGGTTTTATAGTTGGGTCTGTGCTTAATGATCTTTTCCCTGACACTTTTGTCCATCTAGTCTTTACGAAAGGGCAGTACCTGTGGAACACCCCGCAGTATGTAACAAGAGGGGATTTTGTCATTGAATGCGACGGGGGCGAGATCATAAACACCAATTCAATAACGGCCCTCCAAGTTTACCCGTCCTCCCTGGAAGGGCTAAGGGACGGAACGGCCCGCCCCGCTGGTTTTGAGTCGGGGATCGACGGCGATAGCCGCGCCCTCATGTACGAGGAAACAGATCGGCTCTCCAACATCGAACTCCGGAACGTTGAGTATGCATACACCGGCGGGGTTATTTCTTCGGGCGGCCGGTTCGCCCTTTTCCAGAGCGTGGACAACGTGGACATCATCGGAGGAGATTATTACGGCTATTCCGCTCCTCTTGAGTTTTTTTACTGCCGCAATATCAACTATCGGTATGCGCAAGTGTCGTCGGAGATTTTCGTTGCCTTTTTCTTCAAGTCCAAGAGCATCAAAGTCCATGGGAATACATTTTCAGGCGGGACCTACGGCACCGAGTTCAAGGGATCGTACCCGCAGCCCGGAAAGACTATTTACCAGGGT